CAATACCTTCAGGCGTATAAGTAGACGCACCCCATATACTATCAACTAATTCTCTAGTCTTTTCTTTGACTAGCATTTCATTAGCATCTTTAAGAGGTAGTCTACCTATCTTAGCCTTGCGAGGAGAAAGTAATTTTGCACATTCGACAGCCGCTTTTTTTCCTGCGGAATCTGAATCAAATAAAAATATTACGTTTTGAAATTTTTCTATCCACTCTAACGATTTCTTAATATATTTTTTTGCTGAAGCTGAACCACTAGGTACTGATACTACTGGCCATTTATTTCCTTGAATTTTTGACACACTCATAGCATCTATTTCACCTTCACAAATGACCAACATTTTTCCTGAATCTCTCCATTTGTTTTGGCCAAATAAACCAACTTCATCCATATCACCTAACCAAATAAATTTTTTATTTGGAAAGCGAATATGTTGAGCAATTAGTTCGTGTTCTTTATTATAATAAGGAGCAATATGGACTGGTTGATTGTTATAGTTACCAACTTGATAACCAAATACTTTACAGGTATTTGCATCAATTTTTCTTTTAGTTAAATTTTTATATTCTCCAGTAATCATATCGGTTTTTTCTTTAAATTCTTTTTTTACTTCGTCTTCTGATTTTTCAAAGTAGTGACAGGAAAAACAAAATCCATGACCATCCGAATACCTAGCCAAATTATCGCCAGTATTGTCACGATGATTAGACTTACATTCAGGACACTGTTCGTAATTAAGGAAGGTAATTTCTTCATTAGTCTCGTTCATCATTGGGAAGTAAATCGCCTTCTATCCAATCAAGCTCAATCTTCTTCCATTCTTCTACGTCAAATGAAGGACACTTTTTAGTATCACTAAATTTATAATGTCCATAAATTTCTGCCTCTGGATATTTTTTGTGTAATTCTGTTATAGTTTCTTTTAGTGCTGTCCATTGGTCTGGTAAAAAGTTGTCTTGCCAAATATTAATATCGTTTTCATCAACTCCCCCAACCATAACTACCGAGATAGAATTATGATTTTTTCCTCTACAGTGAGCACCAACTTCATTATCTTCTCTACCTTGTTCTACAGTTCCATCTTGTCGAATTATTCTGTGATAGCCACAGCTCAACCAACCTTTAGACCTATGCCAACGATTGATTTCTTCATAGCCAATATCTTGTGATGGCCTTGTAGCTGAACAGTGTATGATTATATATTTAGTTTCTTTTCTCATTTTGATTTTTTAATATTTCCTTTACCCATTCTTCAGGTAAAAATTTCTTTGTTGATGCAATACAGTGATACTTAAATCCTTTAAGCTCACACCATTTTGCGTAAGTTGTTTTTGATTTTTTTCCAATGCGATTTTTGGAATTTGAAAATACGAAACGAATATCCAATTTAGGATATTGTTCTTTGATAAGTAAATGTTTTTTCCTATCGGCAGTAACGAAGTGACCTTTAGTTTCAAATATTATTGATAAACATTTAAAGTCAGGTGTATACCTCGAAGCTTTAGAAGGCTTGAGGTAAGAGATAGTAAAAGACTCATAAAGAAAATTTATATTCTTTTGTATGAGAAATTTATTAAACTCTTCCTCAAGTTTACTTTTAAAATTAGAAGTCTGCTGAAGAGTTGTTTTCTTGCGATATTTCTTCTTCATCAGATTCATTCTTAGTTGAGCTATCACCTTCGACTTTCTCAAATCCTTGACTTGAGCCATTCATTGATGAGCCTTCAACTAAATTTTTAACTTGTACTGATTTCATTCTCAGAGAACAACCAGCACCTAATAAAGGCGTATACCATTCTCTTGGAAAGAAACTCACTCTTAGAGTTGAGCCACCCCAGACAGTAATATCTTTGTTTAGTGGTTTTAATTCACTGTCAAATATTGCAGGTCTTTGAGTAAAGGCTTCTCCAGTTTTAGAGTTAGTGCCTTTCGCCTTCATCTTAAATTTGAAAATGTATTTATCATTTTCTTTTTTGTAAGGAAGCGTAGCCTTCTTCAGGTTTTTACGCTTACCTTTTTTCTTCTCTTCAGTGAAAGCTTTCTCTACGCACTTATCAATTAAAGTAATAAGTTCGAGAGCTTTACCACCATCAACTTCTAAATCTACGTGAAATTCGCCTTCAGGCTTCCATTTCACATCTGCTTTAGACAAATGAGGATAAATAGCTTTTCCAAATGGAGAAGTGTACGTTTTTGGTTTTTCCATTTATATGTACCTCCTAGTAATTATTGGAAATGACAATGTTTAGATTGTCGTAAAGTGTCCTTTTAATAGTTCCTCTAGCGTAGTTGTTTAAGAACAAAAATACTTACTTTTTAAAACTTCAGCAATATCAAGGCTTCTCATTTTAGGAAGCTCAGGTATTAAGTGACGTTTCTCTTTTGCAACTTGAGGCGTAATCTCTTTACAAAAATTCTGTAGTACATTCTCTCTGGAAAATATCTCTACAAAAGATTCTCTTACACAATCATTCATAAGTTGAACGTCTGGAGCTAAAACTCCAAATGAATCGTGCACAGTAGCAAAAGATTTTATTCCTCGACTCGATGCTTTAGAAACTGCTTTTGCTAAAATTGAACCATCGATTGCGTGAATCCAACATGGAGCAATAGCGTTAGAAACTTTTCTCTTATCTATTTTATTTGTTTCATATTGAATAGTAACTTTTTTAGTTTTCATAGATTCACCCATACGAGTATTAACTCTCTGTTTTTTCATCTGTCTATAATTCATCTGAACTTGATAGCCAGTTGGAGTTGTGAATGTTACCGGAAGACCATTATCAGAAACTAATCTTGATACCTTCTGAAGCCATATCATACATTCTTTTGCAGAAATAATTACATCACTAATGGCTTTCCAAACTAATTTAGATAAATAATAAGTTGCTTGAAAAACAGAAGGTATACCTGTTTTTTCCGCATCCTCTTTATTTTTCATAAATGGACAAGGCTTACCTTCTTCAACCATATCTTCTAAATGCTCTTGAATATAAGCTCTACAACTATATTGTGTTAAACCATAAACAACACACATCGTAACTTTTTTAGTTGTTTTTCGGTTTATTCCATAGTCAAGCCACATCTTCTTTAATTGATTATCTTCCATTTGTTTTAGATAACCTAAAGTTTTATCAGCTACCTCTTGGTAAACATCCTGCGGTATTTCTTCAGCAGTTAAATTTGTAGCTCGACCTCCAACTTCATCCCTTAAAGCTCCTGAAAAAATTTGAAGTCCTGAATTAGTACAATCACTAAAACAAGTTAAATGAGTAATAAAATCTAACCCCTGTCCTGAACTTTTATATTCTTCATATTCAAAACAAAAAGCTAAGAATTGGTAAGGTTCACTACAATGAGACCAAAAATCATAATGATTATGTGGGTCTGTTGCTGTCGCTAATATAGCTTCTTCATTATCATCTACCCATTTAACTCTTTCTTTTAGAGTTTTTTTATCCATACCAAACATATTAGCTCCGTGAATTTTTAACTTATCAAGAGCTTCAGGAGTTCCTAAAGGTTTACCTTCGCTAAATAATAATAAACTTTTAGCTACATCATTGCCCTGATAATTTAAAAACATTGGTACACAATAAACTCTGCTACGAAAATCGTACTGCAAAGGATAATAATGCTCAGGATATTGGTCATATAAATCAGCGACCCAAAGCAACTTATCTATCAACAATCTTTTAGATTTTAATTTAGCGTTCTCTTGATGAATTGGTGAAGCTTTTCTCTTCCATTTTGTTTTAGCTTCTTCATTAGTTGCTATATCAAATGGTTTAGGTGGTAGTGGTAAATCTTCCATTGAAGGCATTTTTCCAACAATTCCACCATTATTGAATATTGTATTTGCTACCTGATATACTTTAACATTAATTTTAAAAGGTGTATTTTGCATAACATTTACACATTTATAAACTTCAGGCATTTCATGTGCCTTATTAGTTATATCTTCAAGAAAAGCTCTGTTTCTACTTTTAACCAAATTGTAGTGCATTATTTTATCTCCTTAATTTTATATGAATGAGTGAGATAGCCTCCATCATAAGGATTAGTCCATTTCCGGACTTTAGTTATCATTGGTTTTCTCATCGGTTTAAGTATTTCAGAATGAAACTTTTTAAGCTTAATCCATTCCATAGTTTTTTCAGTAGCTTCAACGTAAATTGGTGTATTAAGTCTACCTTCAACTCTTCTTTGTAACCTCACAAATCCAGTAGCTTTAATGACTAAATCAATAAGAGTTAGGCCAAGTTGAACCTTATCTATTTTAGGCCATTCCCCATATTCAAGCTCATGCTTACCCATAGCATATACATAGATTTTTCTCTTATGCCTGTAGTTATTTTTCTTTTTTAACCACTGCCTTGTTTTACTGTAAGTCTTAGAGTCATTCTCTTGAAAATATTTAAGTCTTGCCTCATCCTCTAATGAATTAGCAATTTTAATAGAGGCTTTAGTTTGAGTGCTCCCCTGTGTAATACTATCAAGTAGTACCTTTAATGCTATTAGACTAACTGCTGACCACTTTTGATAATCTTCACTCTCAAGTTTATTAATATGAATACACTGAGATAATAATGTTGATGCTTTAGCATACTTCTTAGAATGTCCATTAGTACACTCATTATAGTAATTGTGCACTTGAACACTTACTGGATTTATAGCTTCCTGTAATAACTGCTGGCCATAAATTGTTGTGCTTTCTGTAGGCTCTCTATCTTTTATAACTATTTGCCCGTCTTTACCTTTTACCTCTTTTTTCAAAGCTTTCGCTTTATTGATGTTTTTATAAAAGTTTTCTTTTCCTTTTATCAACATCTTTTGTTCAAGCTCTTTTTGAGCTTCAACTCTTTCGTAACCCTTAGGTACTTCCTTAACTTTACTTCCTATCTCGAACTTTTGCATTTTGACACCTCATAATTTTACGCACAATATTGTTCTACTTTTGTTTGGAGACTTTGTGCGTTTGTGCGTTAGTCTCTTTCACATATCGTAGCTAAACCGATTTGTACCTTGAATCGTAAAAAGTGCTTGGTACATAAGCGATTTAACTACGATTTAGTAGTAGTCTATGAAGCGTTCTTATTGGGGAGAGTTTTTAAGTC